ATGCCCTTTTTCTGCATCAGGGCTTCGATTTTCGTCACGTCATCTTCGTTGTACTTGCGGCCACCCTCGCCGTTCAGCAGTCCCGCGCGCTGTGCGTTCATGCGATCAAGCACTTGCTGCTGCTGCTGCTCAAGCCGCCGCTGTTCCTGCTTGGACTCGAATTGCTCGAACTTGTCCTCAAGGTCGATGTCCGCAAAGGCAGCAGCGTGCGGCGAATCCGGCTTTGCTTTCTTGACCAATTGGCCGAACGCACGCCGCGTTTCCTTATTGTGCGACAGATCGAGCGCCAGCCGCGCCAGATCGGCGGCGACGTTTGGATCGAGTTGCGGTTTTGCGGCGTCGGCCATCAGATCGGCTTTCCTTTTTCAGCCGATGGCCCGCCGCGCTCAAGCGTCATGCCGCTGATCTTGTTGCGCTTGCCGGCCGGTTCGGTGAGTTTGCGTTCCGACGTGAAGCCGCCGAGCGCGGTGTAGGTCGGCGGATTGCGGAAGATGCCGTTTTCCATTGTGCGCCGCGAGAGATTGCCGGTGCGAACTTTGGGCCGCAAATATTCGGTCATGACAAACTCCTGTTAAACTTCGCCTTCGCCGGCATTGGACGGCAATTCCATTCCAGGCGGCGGCTTGGGCGATGACTGTAAACCGGGCGGCGGAGCCGCACTAAGCGGCCCCTGTTTGGTGGCTTGCGCCATCGTGGCAAGGCCCGCCGGGACCATGTTGGAGCCTTCTGCCTTGCCGAAAATCGGATTGAGGGACGAGATCGCGCGGAGCAATGCCTGCTGTTCTTTGGAGCCGGCGTCGAACGCCATCGAGGCGACAAGCAGCGCGGGAATGACAGCTTTAACCTGCTGAGTTGCGGCGGCTTTGTTGCCAGCGCCGCCGCCGGGCGACAGCATCGGCGATGCACCGGGGCCACCCGGCCCGCCAACGGGTGATTTCGGCAAACCGGGTGGTGCCGGTGGCGCGGCAGGAGACGGAGAGGCAGCAGCGGGATCAACACCTAAAGCCATGCCGCAATTGATATGCCGAATTAACAGTCGCCGTCAACTACCTGAAATTGCTTGCAGGAGATTTGGCGGCACCCGAATGCAAACGAAAAACCCCGCCGGGGTGAGCCAGCGGGGCATGGGCTGAGAGTGGATGAGTAGTTGGCGGCTTACTTGCGCTTGTGGCGCCGACGGGACCTCTTATGTTTTCGCTTCATGAGAAGGCTCCTTTCCTGTTAGGATTGGCGGGCGACAGCAAGACGACCATCGTCTTGCCCCGCCCATGACCACAACGGTTTAGGAGACCGCAATGGCTACCCGTACATTCCCACGCCCCGTTTATAATTGTCAATGCGGCGATCACATTTGGACCGCCCTGACACTCGGATTTGTAACCTTAGCATCGCCGCAAGATTTTCTAATTCTCGCAGAGAGCGCTTGGACTGCGACAAAAGCACGAAATACTTTCTACGCAGTAAGTGGTGGAAAACGCCTGCATCGGCGGATTATGCGGGCCAAGGCCCATGAAATAGTGGACCATCGCAGTCGTTGCGGTCTCGACAATAGACGGCCGAATCTGAGAACCGCCACTAATCAACAAAATGCTCAAAATGGACAAGCACACAAAGACAGCACCAGCAAATATCGCGGCGTGTCTTGGTATGCACCGTACCAGAAATGGCGTTCGGCCATTTACGTAAAAGGAAAACAGAAGTGCATCGGCTATTTTAGCGATGAAGAAACCGCCGCGCGATCTTACGATGCATGGGCTCTCGGCGAGTTTGGCAAATTTGCCTCGCTGAATTTCCCCTAAACGCTCGGCTGATGCGCTTTGCCCCTGCCGTTCTTCGGCGCACCCGGCTCCGGCATTCCCATCTGGGCACGCTTCATGGCAGCCTGCGCCGCTTTTTTCTGGCGAGAGCGCAGCGCATGAATGAGATTGTCGCGGTTCGGTGGATTGAGCATCCGCAGCAAGCCTTCCTGATCTATGGCTTGAGCTTTGAAAAGTGCTGCGGCCAACTCTTTCGAGTCATCGGCGAACAGCGGCGAGTGCGAATGACCGGCAATACGCAGCGAATAGTCGCCGACTAGGTTATGGTAGTAGAACGGATCGCCCGGCTTGCCATCGTCTTTCGGGTCCGGCTGGATTGCATCTTCGTTATTGCGCATGTTCAGCCGCAGCGCGAGGTCGCCCATGCGAACGAGCGGCGCTTCTAGCCGCGTGGCGGTTTTCTTGATGCGGCCAGCGCCAGTCGTTTTCAAGTCCTTGGCGTGGCCGCGCGAACGCACGCCCTCGCTGCCCTTGCCTTGCAATACTTCGGTCAGCCCGGACGCCTCGATGAACAGCATCCCAATCGAATTGTAGTCGGCAAAAATATCCGGCGGCATTTCGGGGTACAGTTCTTTGACTTGAGCTTGCGGCAATTGATCCATCACCCAACTGTCCGCGCCGCCAAAGGCTTCCGCCTTCTCATCAGTCAAGCCCAGAAACCCGGACAACACTTTCGCCGGATTGGCCTGCTTGTCGAGAATGTCGTGTATCTGATCGAGCCGCTCGTTGGACCATTCCTGCAACGGGATCAGCGATTCAATGTGCGCCTTGCCCCAGAAATATTCGTACATGTGATAGGGCCGCACATGCACATAGGGATGGTCTTTTGGGAAGAACGGATTGCATTGCGTGTTGTAGAACTGCTCTTGCTGCTTGCGCTGCGATTTGAAGCCGCCTGCCTTTTTCAGCGCCTCGATGGTGCGCTTGCTGTCCGAAATGAAAATGCCGGGATCAACAGCGAAGAACACGCGATAATCCTCGCACTCATCATCCCATATCGTCAGTTCATGAAACGCCACAAGTGGGCGATCAACCTTGGCGTGGTAGCTCGGTCGTTGCACATAAGACGGATTGACCGAGCCGGTGACGTTGCCGCCCAAATTCTCGCCCGCCGTGGACGAGATAATCATGCGAGTTATCAGTTCAGGAAACGGCGACTCGAACGGCGTATTGACCACCGCAATATCTTTGACCTTTTCGCCAAGCCCGGCCCGGATCAGCCGCTGGCAGGCGTTGTCGTAGTCGATGTGGTAGGTATGGACGAATGCGGGCTGCGATTCCAGGTCGGTAACTTCCTCGGCAAAGACGCCAAATTTCCACGGCTCGATCAGCGTGCAGGTTTCCTCGCCGCGAATATCGGACCAGCCCATTTTGAGAAACATGCTGTCAAACGGCAGCGCCCAACCGAGCGCGTCGGCAAAATAATCGAATAGCCCTGCATCGCGGAAATCATTGTTGAAAGAATCCTGCGCCGCCATGTACTGCTTGACTTCGGCATCGCTGGCATTGGCCGGTGCCGACAACGCAAACTCGGCATGGTCTGGCGAGTAGAGAAACGACGACACCAAATCCAGGTGCGACTCAAGCCGGTTATAAATGATGTCCTGATCCGAGCCGGTGCCGTACAGGAAAAATTGACGCCGCCGGTCGTACATGTTCTTGCGGTCATTGCGTGACGCAAGACATGTGTCCAAAATCCATTGCAGGTATTCGTCTTTCAGCTTTGGATTGTCCGGGATAATCATTTTGCGCGGTGCGTGCCTTCAAAGCGCGTATTGGTGACCGGATTGGCAAAGCCCATCTTGCCGCCGCCGAGCGGCACTTCGGCGCCGGAGCGGACCTTGAAATTCACGTTCTGCATGGACGGCGCGCAAACGCTATGCGCGTTGCCCTGCCGGTCCATGACGTAGGGCACCTGCGCGAAGCCGGGCGCGAACTGCACGGCGGCATCCTTGTTTTTCGTCACCGGCAATGGCGTCTTGACCATCTTCGCGCCGCGACCGCGCTCGGCTGAATTGAGATTGGACAGGCCGTAATTGTCGGCGAGCGTCCGCAACTCGGCATCAGCCGCACGGGCAGTCCCGGCGACGTGCCCGCCGCCGGGTATCCACTGGACCCGTACGCATTCACATTTCGGGCAGGCTGGATTCTGCTCCCACGCTTGAAATGCCGTATTGCACCGCCCGTTCAGGCACTGCCAGCTACGAATGACACCAGACATCGCGGCTACCCTGTTGGAACGCTGATATTCGACCGCTTGAGATAGTTGATGATCAAGCGGTCCACAGGCTCCGTCCCGCCACGCTTATCAATTTCCTCGGCTTTTGCCAATGTCAGGCCCATGGCCTTGCAACGGGGCTGCGCGTACATGGTCCAGCCTTGATAAGCCAGTGCAGCAGCCATCACGCGGTCATCCTTGGACCGGCCCTCGCCGCCGATGTGGCCCTCGTCGTTGATGATCCGGCGCATTTCATCGAGCAGCGGGATCGATCGCGGCGTCATGCGGCCCAACTCAATGCCGTTTTTCATCTGATTCATCATGCGGCGCTTGAGTTCTTCCGTCGTTTTCCACTGATAGATCAGAGAGCCGCCAGTCGGCGAATCAAGCCGCCGGTAGAAGAAATGCCGCATGTTGGAAAGAATATTGCGGATGCCGTAATTATCATCCTGCAGCCGGATTTCCGCCGACAGCTTTTGCACCTTCTGAATCTCGTCAAACACCGCCTGCCCCGGCCCGGTGATTTCCAGCACCGGCATAAGCCACGTCAGACCATAGTAACCAGCCAAGTGCGCCAATACCCACGCGCATTGATAGGTGCTCGGCTCGGTCGAGCAATATTCGGCGACCTGCACAATGCAATCTGCGTAGCAGCGCCAGATTGAAATGCAGGTCCGGTCTGCCTCGTCCGACGAGCCGTAAGCAGGATCGCAGCCGAGAACGTAGTAGCCGAATTTGCTGGCTTCCTCCCAGACTCGGAGCGGCGAGCGGGCATCGCGGGTTTGTTGCAGCCGCGTTTCTTCAAACTGGTGCGTGAGCTTGTAGCGGTATGCGAGGAACGGATATTTCTTCGCTTCGCGGTGGCAGTTGGTCAGGGCTTCTGACGTGAAGAATTGCGATCCGGTCGCCTGGAATGCGTCAAGATCAGTCCACGGATGCTCCTGATCCATGAGCGACTGATCGCCATTCTTTTCGCTTTCAAGGTGCCAGCGGTACCACGCGACCTGCTGCAATGAGATTTCAAATTCATATTGCTGGCGCACCGCGCGTATCCGCTGCTTCTCAATCGGCAGCAGCGCACTTTGCAAACCATCAGGCATATATTTAAGGAACAGCGGATGATCGAGCGGCAACTGATTGCGCTCGTCGCGCCACCAGCCGATAAACACCGCCCATTTGCTTGGGTCTTTCTTCGCCAAGTCCCAGGCTTCCTCGAAATGATTGTAACCGTTGGCGGTCGATTCATAGACCTGCAGCCGATGTGGGTAGAGCGACGACGTTTGCGAGCGAAACTCGGCAAGGTCATCGTCGTTGCCGTAGAACGCCGTCTCGGTCGAATGAACGTAATTGGCCGAACCGGAGCGGCCCAAGCCGCCCTTGCGGCCCGACGATGTGCCGGCGATCAGATAGCGAAACTTGGAGCCATTTTTCAGGATCAGCAGATTGCGATTGTGCCGCACGTAATTGATCTTGTGCGACTTCGGAGTTTCGGCGAAAAACACTTCGATGGCAGAACGGAAATCGTCGCGCGATCCTTCCTCATGCGTGATGAAAACGCCAAGCAATCCTTTATGCTCGAACGCCCAGAATAGATCGAGCGCCAGCAAAAACGTCGAAATTCCGGCCTGCCGATTCTTGAGGATGTAAAACACCGTAACGCCACCATCGAGCGCGCGGCATAATTCGTCCAGCAAATATCGCTGCGAGCCGAGCAACCGAAACGGCACAAGACCGTAATCCTTCGATTGCACTTTCAGGTGTTTGAGAAATTGCAGAAATCTGGCGCGCGGAAACGGCGCAACGGCGCTGGATTGAAGCTCGAATTTTTCTGGTTCATCCGCTGGCAGATCGGCTTTGAGCGGGACGTGCGCGGCATCAGCCATCGGAGATCGTTATTTTGTCGTTCTCGTATGGCCGCCACGGATCGCCGTACGCACTATTCACGTTGACGGCGGTTATTGCGCCTTCCGCCATAGCAATTGTCGCCGTAGCACCGCTCGGCTGCACCCACTTGCCATCCACAAGCCGCGTCCCCTTCAAGCGCCCGCCAATCTTGCCCCGCGCCCGTGCCGCCGCAAGCCCCGCATTGGTCCGCTCAACAATAACATCACGCTCAAACTCGGCAAACGACGCCAGGATATTAAACATCAGCTTGCCCGTCGATGTCGTTGTGTCGATCGGCTGCGTCAGACAGCGCAGGTCCACCCCGCGCCTGTGCAAATCCTCGGCAATCTGGCCCAAGTGAATCATCGACCGCGCCAGCCGGTCCAGTTTCCAGAACAGCAGAACATCGCCCTTGCGCAGAAACTGCAGGCACTCGGCCAGCACCGGACGATCACGGTCACGGCCCGACGCCCGCTCGGTGAATATCTTCACGGCGCCGGCCGATCGCAGCGCGGAAACTTGCAGTTCGGGGTTTTGATCCGCCGTCGATACGCGGGCGTAAGCAATCAATGTCATAAACGCACCTTATCACAGGCGCGCAGCAACGCAAGTCCTATTTGCGGAATGAAATCTGTGGATAACCTAGCAGCCAGAGCAAATGCGCGGCAACGGCATCCGATCCGGCGGGATAGGCGCGACCCGGCTCCGGCTACCCGATACGGGGAAAGTGCATCGTGCCGCCGCCCCCGGCCAGCAGCGACAATACACCAATCAAGCAAAGGATAAGCGCAATCGCCCAGATGGCCTTCTCAATCGGCGCCGGGATCGCCACAAAAAGCTTGACCACATACAGCGCAATCCAGATCACGCCGAGCAAAATCACAATGCCGATGACAAGCCACAAAATGGGAATTATACGCTTGACTCCACAGGCCACAAGGTGTAGTTAATCGGGCAGATCGAGGGATTTGCCATGACAAACGCACTGACTGCCGCTCATTTCACAGACGATGCCGCCGCCCGTAAACTGATCGAAGAAACCCGCTGGCCGGATGGCCCGGTGTGCTCGCATTGCGGGACGATCAACCACGCTTATCCCATCGCGAAAGCGGGCTGGTATCGCTGCGCCGAGAAGGCATGCCGCAAGGACTTTACCGTGACCACAGGCACGGTGATGGAGCGTACCCATATCCCGCTGCACAAGTGGGTCACGGCATTCTACCTGCTCAATTCAAGCAAGAAGGGCATGAGCGCCCACCAGCTTCACCGCACGCTCGGCATTCGCTACCAGTCGGCATGGTTCATGTGCCACCGCATTCGCGAAGCCATGCGTTCCGGTGGCCTTGCGCCGCCCATTGGTGGCGCGGGCAAGACAGTCGAGGCCGATGAGACCTATTTCGGCAAGATCAATAAGGACGAATTGATGCCCCGCGATCCGGCCAAACGGCAGGGCGGGAAGCGGGCTGGCATCAAGCGTTCGGCCTATCGTGCCGTCCTGTCACTGGTTGAGCGCGGCGGCAACGTGCGGTCATTCCAGATTGCGCGGGCCGATCAGAACACGGTGCATTCGATCATGCGCGCCAACATCGCCAAGGAAACCCGCGTGCATACGGACGAAAGCCCACTCTACAAGATCGCGCCGTGGCATTTCGCCAAGCACGAAACGATCAAACACGCGCTCAAAGAGTATGCGCGCGGCGACGTGACCACGAACACAGTTGAAGGCTATTTCTCGATCTTTAAGCGAGGAATGAAGGGCATTTACCAGCATTGCGGCGAGAAGCATTTGCACCGCTATCTGGCCGAATACGACCATCGCTACAATCACCGCGCCGCGCTCGGCTTCAATGACACCGATCGCACCATTGCCGCGATCAAGGGTGCAGGCGGCAAGCGCCTTACATACCGGCAACCTCACTAAGCCGATATGGAAATTTCAGGCAAAGCGGTTCATGCGCTGGCGTAAACGTCAGATCAAACTCAAGAATCAGTGATGACGGATCAACCATCCATACCAACCCCCGGAATTGAGGGCTTTCAGGTCTACAAGACGGATTTGCCGACACACAAGGTAATCCGTTTTGTGACGGCGCTCGGCACAGTTGAGATGATGGCGAGCAAAAAATGGATGCTCGATATTGGCCGAGCGATGCTCCAAGCCGCCGAAGGAATGACCGAACCCTCATAGCGATAAGGCTTAGTCGCTACCGGAGATTGGCCGCAACGCGCGCTAATGCTGATAATACCCCTCGTTTGGCTTAAGCGCCATTTCGATCTGGAAGCCAATCCATCCCAACCATGAATCCGGTTGGTAGCAGATTGTTTTCATGTCACCGACAGTGAGGTGTGGGCAGTATCGAGAAACCCGCTTTGTGTAGCCGTTTAGGCTCATACACTTTACGGTCTCAGCCGCCGTATCTTTGTAGGCTGGCGCTCCAAACTCACGAGTCAATGCTTCACTTCTGCACATTCCCGCTGTCTTGGCTTGATCTTCAATACAGCCCCCAAGCGTGAGTACGATTATTACAAGGGCAATTCGCGGGTACAGGTTCACTTCTTTGCTTTTCGACCACCTTGCGCCTTCGCACGCTTCGGAGTCATGCTTTTAAGCGGCTTTGGTGGGGTATTCACCGCTGCTTTTAGCGCCTTCATGAAGCGGATTGTCGCTTCATGTTCGCTGTATTGCTCATCGTGTTGTTTGCCGCTCATGCGAGATTCCGTATGTCACATTTCGGCGATTATGACCACCTTGTTGAGGTCTTTGGCGAGATACACGACAAAAATGATCGCGCCGCCGCATTGGCGGCAGGATCGTTTTTAGAGGATCAACTCTCGTTTGCATTGAATGCCAGGTTCATTCCCTTGTCGGAGACGCGGAAAGACGCGCTTTATAAGCGGCCAGATGCACCCTTGCGGACGTTTTCCGCCAAAATCGAACTTGGATTTGCCCTTGCGTTGTACGGCGAAGCAACCCGGATTGATCTCGAACATATCCGCAAGATTCGAAACGAATATGCCCATAATGCGGCTAAAAGATCGTTCGACACGCCAAAGATTTCGGAACGCTGCGATGCGCTAAGTACTCCGTCGCGGATCAATGCAACAATGGGCTTACTAACCTACGATTTTTCAAACCCGCGCGACCGCTACGTAGCGACAATTTGCCAGATTGCTGCCGAACTTACCTTTGAAGTGAGTAATCCACTGGAGCCACGGACACTTCCGTAGCGGCCCTCTTCATCGCCACATAGATACGGACTACAGCCTCGCTAGCATCCTCAAATCTATCGTCGAACGCCATAAACGCGGCTTCCCCCGCCTCGATCATAGTGGGCGTAATCTCAATTTCCGTCGGCCTGTCTGTCATTTACTACCTTTTGTGTCTTGTGGAGTCAAGCGTATAATCCCCCACAAAATCGCAATCGCAAGCTCGATCATGCGGGCTGGCCCATAAACTCATCGTCAGGCAAAGGCGATTTGGCCGGCGCAGCCTCGTCGAGTTCAGAAGCCGGTTCGGACTTCACCCGATCGCCGGCATCAACCCAATCGGCAACCATCAAGTCGCGCTCTGGCACACGCCCGGCATGGCCCGAAGCCACATCAACCAGAAGATATTCGGTTTCCAAAGGCTTCTTCTCAACACGATAAACCACGTCAGGCCGCAGCAAACTGCCTGCAGGCAACTTCGCGAACGCAATCACCTGGCCGTTCAAAGGCAATCGTGGCTCGGTCATGAAAGGCTCCATAGCACGTCAAGCTGGACCGGCGCAATTAAGTTCCTTGGCCCGATTCTTCTTACGAGGTCGCACAGGTGAAAAAAGAGCGTCCCAGATCAGCCACCCCATTTTGAGGCGGCCAGCTAACATATTGTAATCCAACTTGTATTCCTCAGCCAATTCCGAAAGGGGGATACGCCGGCCCTCCCAGACAACCCAAACGGTGTTTCGCCGGTTTCTGGCCTGCTGCAATCGGGTAGCCCATCGACAATTCACCGGCTCGTAATCACCAGCATTATCAATGCGATCTAAGGTGTGATCCAGACCAGGCTTAGGCCCCATGTCGGCATAGAAATTCGCAAAACTCTCAATCCATCGATCACATATCTTGATGCCGCGCGCACCGTAATAGCGCCATTTATGGCTATTCGGGTCCAAACAGCGCGATTTCATGCGCTCCCATGAGCGATATTCGGGGGATGCTGTCATAAGCAATCTCATAGCAATTATTTTTTCCGGCGTAAACTACTTTGATTACTACAAAAAAATTATTGGGGTGGACCATGTGCGGGGCGACCGACTCTGCCACGTCAGGACCCATCGGGTCTGCGAGCGCGCCGCGCGCCCGGTCGCTCACCACCAAGCTTGCTCCACCTGAGGCACCGGAAGATCGCAAGAAAGCGGCTGTCCGAGGATAGAACAAGCGGAAAGGCTGAGAACTAAACGACCGTTTATGATGGACACAAGATGTAGTGGGTCAAATCGGCCTGCCAGCGCTAAATATGCGCTACAATGCCCCGCAAACGCCCACAAATGACCGCTGAACGGCGGTTCTAAGACGGCACAATATCGACGTGCTGCAATGCTCTTGTGAGGGCTGCTCTCTGGGCATCTGTAAGCCTGTTTGCGGCCATCAGATTATACAGTGTTGCTCGGTGCAATCCTGCTTGTTCGGCTACTGACTTCAATGACGGGGTATATCGAATGACCCTGAGCCGCCGCAGCACCTGTTCTGCTGTCATCTGCATTGGTCATGCCTGCTCAGTGACCCGCGCTTCGCAAGCGGGTGAAGGGTGTAGCGAGGGCCAGCAAATACAGGCTTGTCAAGGGGGGTTGCAAGTCTTTGATGTTATTGATCTTTGAAGTTGCGAATCTTGGTTCATTAAATGAATCTCAATTCACTCAATGCAATTCGTCCTTGCGTCGTGCTCTGGCGGCATCGATTTGATCGGCCAGTTTGTCGCGGTACCGGTCATAAGCCAGATCGCCGGTTGCCTCGTAGGCTTGGGCCTCTGTCGCTTCCGGATGCCGCTCCATGTATTCGGCCACCAGTTCATCGTGAGCGGCCATGAACAATTCCTTGCTCATTGCAGCATGACCGGCGCGGCAATCTCGCCATGCGCCACTGCATCATCGGCCAGCAGATCAATGACCATGGACCGCACGATCTCGTCGGCTTCCGGTGCGGCGCCGTTGACCTCTGCGATGCACTTGACCAGCCGGTTGAGCATAGCGGCGGCGGTGTCTGGCAAGGTGAAGGAAATGACCATAGCCGTTGATCCTGCTTGTGATTCGCACGGTGAGTACCACCGATGTTGACTGATCCGCAAGTCTTAGTTTAGGTTGTCCACACGATGCCACGGACACACGATTACCGGTTCCTTGAGGAAGTCGGCCGGCGGCTGCAGAATAGGCGGGAGGAACTGGACATGTCGCAGCCTGCCGTTGCCGAAAAGGCACAGATAACGCCGCAGCAACTCTCGCGATACGAGCTTGGCCTGTCCGATCCGCCGATTTCGACGCTCAAGCGGATATGCCATGCGCTCGACCTGAACATCACCGCGCTGCTCGTCCAAACCACGATCATGGAGGGTTGAAAGTGCACAAAGGCAGCACAAGGATGGCTATACTACGTGTGAAAGATCGTCTGAGATCAGGCGCGGCTTTGATGCAGATGAATTCGCCACAAGGGCGTAAATGGTATGTTGTGCCGGGTCGTGAGGTGGACGAAGAAATAGCCAAAAAAGTCATCGCTGAACCGGATGTTTTCCCCTCCGACGACGGACTTTTCCCCGGTATCCCGCAAACGTATAAAATCAAGGCATTTGGCGCCAAATGAATCCCCCATCACAGTGGAACAAGCCGCCGCTTAAGGAACAATCATGCAGCAATTGCAATGCGTTCTTGGCGAATGCTCAAGCAAATCCTAAGTCCGGAGAGCCGCGCCAAGGGTGGTGCCGGTGTGGCCCGCCTGGGCTAGTGCAGGTCATGGTGCCGGGCGTTGGCGGTCCTCGGCCCGGTACACAAGGGGCTTGGCCGACCTGCAACTCAAATCACTGGTGCCGCGCGTTTGAACCGATAGAGGAAGATCACAATGGCGATGGGCGAGAGTCAGCATCTTAACGCCGCGCAATTATCTAATGTTGAGAAGCGGTTACAGGCCGAGTTTAATTCATTTATTGAGCGGATGCAGCTTCGCAAGTGGTCGGTCGAGCAGGCCATGTCGATCTGCTCGTCGCTCAACAAAGCCGTGGCCGGCGCGGTATCGGCCGGCGAGACACAGGGGCTGGTCATCAACGACCCGATGGCGCTGGCGAAGGCCATTTACGACTTCACGGCGCAGCCCGGCGTGGCGCTTAAGATTGACTTGACCAGCTAGACGGTATCGGACTGAGCCAGCAAACGCTGCGGCGCGGTTTTATTGCCAGCCGCAGCAAAGTCAGCGTCGTACCATTCCGGCCACTGCGCTGGCATTAAAATCACCCGCAACTGATTCTCGGCCATTTGCCTCATGCACCACGGCGTCCAGCGCAGCCATTCCTGAAAATACCGTACCCAAGCTACGTGTTCCTCGCTGCCCCGTTTCACGTCGGCCCACCCCCCGCTCGCTATCGCATGAACCTTCGCCCTCTTCCAAAACGGATGAGTGTCGATCATCGGTGTTTGTTGCATATTTTGCCCTCAGTTGCTCGTGGGTCGGTAGTCCTTCACGCGGCGGCACAGGCGGACCAGTGGCGATCGGTACCGGTGCCGCGTAGTCCTGCCAGCGGCTTTGATTGAGCCACGTCACGGCTTGGGCGATGTACGGCGTCCCGGCGCGGTCGGATTCGGCCGACGCATAGCCACGAGCACCAGAAATAATCACGGCCGCCTCGGTTCCGGATCGAACGATCGCCGAGAACTTTTTGAGTGCCGGGGCTTTGGGATTGGCGCCGTCTCGTTTTGGATAAATCGCCCAAAATTCCTCGAACGTAGTCCGAATAAAAGAGGAAGGGGTGGGCGAGGGGGTAGTTAAGAAAGGGGTATTAGGGGAAACCATAGAAGGGGGAGAGGGAGGGGAAACCCTGTCAGCATTGTCAGCATTGTCAGCACGGTCAGCACGGTCAGCACGGTCAGCACTGACATGCTGACGCGAACGTTGATTTTTCTTATTAATTCGGTTTTGCTCACGACGAGCGGTCATGCGCTCGGTCTGTTCAAGCTCCAAGATAGCGACGATCTGGGTGTCGCTAAGGCCGGCGGCTCGTAGAATGCGTATTTCCGTCATCGAGCAAGGGCCCAGGCCGCCCGCGTATATCGCCGTACCTTGATTCGACGGCCAAGCCCCAGCCGCGTCAGCTTGCCGATCACGGCTGCCGCGCTAACGCCCAGGGCTGCGCCTATCTGCGCTGGGGTGCGACCAGCCAGCCAGGCGGCTTTGAGCGCATCCACGGCCTCGGCTGTCCAGTTAAACCGGTCTGCCCATCCCTCGTGTTTGCTCATGATGTCCGCTCCAGGCGATAGACGGCTCCGCGCCCGCGCGTGCTTCTGATTCGCCAGCCATCCTTGGCTAGGGTCTTGTTCATCAAATAGATCATCACATGAACGGCCTTGTTAGCCCACGTCGGGCCACCATCGGCTCTATGCGAATAAATAACGTTAATGATTTCCAACGTGGAGACGCCGTTCGGCCGAGCCGACACAAGTTCGAATATGCGATCGCGATACCAGCCACCGAGCCGCCGCTCGGCTAGCGGACGCTGACAGCATGGGCACACCGCGACGGTCATGCGCTATATCTCGCTGATCTTGAAACCGTGCACGGCCTCGATGATCTTTTTCTTGAGCCGATAAACCGGTGTGCGGACGCCCTTTACGTCCTCGACGACAAGCTCGTTTTTGGCGTCGTAGTAGGAGAAGTCCGCCCGGTATGTGAATATTTTCCTACCGTCCAGCTTGAAATGAAACTGCGGCTGGATCGTCAAATTACGGATAATGCCGGGGCGGAACAGGAGCTTAAGTTCGCCGTAGCGTGCCGCCTCGCGCTTACTGTCGAACGCGATGTTGTCCACGACAGTCTTGACGGCCCGGTATTTGCTGGCGGTGTGCGGCACCGGCATGAGATTTTATTCCGCTGTCCGTGAGGTTTGCACAGCCATGTCAGCCAAGGCGGTGCGAAGCGCAAGCTGGATCAGCGGCTGCTTGCTCACGCCATCTTTTTCCCAGCGATGCACGGTGCTCTGATTGACGCCGACACGGGCGGCAAACGTAGCCTCGCTCTCGCGAAGCCGCTTTCTTGCGCGTCGAATATCCTTGGCTGTAATCATGGCCGCCGAATATGCACGGGCATTTTCAAAAGTCAATGCGGATCACATTGACAGATGCGATGCCTTGTGCATTATAGCCGAATGCTCGCAATTCTCGCCATGTCCATCGCCATTCTGCTCGCAATCGCCGTCGTGCGCGAGTGCCGGTCATGAGATTTGCAGTTGGTGATGTGATCTGGGTCGGTGATTTTCAACCCATGGCGGCTGATTTAGTAACCTGCCCGGATTGTGGCGGGACAGGCCGATTACGGGTTATCTTTCACGATGAAGTGCAGGTTTCCATTGCCTGCGCAAACTGCTCGGCAGGCTATAATCCGCCGACAGGCTCAATTATTGTTCATCGCGAGAAAGTATCAGCGCGGCAGGCAATCGTAACTGGCCTTGAAGTTCACGATCAAAAGACGCGATGGCATGTGGATGGAACATCCAATAGCTATCGAATTGTAGATGATGAGCAGGCATTTGATAATGAGGCGGATGCTTTAGCCTTTGCACAAAAACTGGCTGCTAAACATGAGCAACAGCAGCGCGATCGTATCGGCCAAAAGGAAAAGGAAACGCGATCTTGGGCGTGGAATGCCAGTTATCATCGCCGGGAAATCAAAGAAGCCCAACGAAAAATCGAATATCATTCGAGCAAATTAGCTGTCGCGGCGATCAAGGCTAAAGAAAAAGTGGTGGAGTCATGATCGACATTGACGTTGAAGCCATGTCCACGCCGGACGAAATACTACGCTGGTACGAAACTGTAACGGCACCGGACGTGGAACGCGATTACGGGATTATTTGCGCGCTGGAACGGCGCTTCAAAATCATCACCGGGCGCACGATTCGCCAATATGGGCGCCGGATTGAGCGCGATGAAACCCAGTTTGACCATGACCAATACGCCGAGGAAATGAGCATCGGCGGGAAGCCATTCAACCCAACCTGAAAGGACAGAACATGGACGTGAATAGCGTGTTTGGCGGCGACACTTTGAAGTCCGCTGATTTGCAGGGCCGCGAAATCAAAGTCACGATCGCCAGCGTCGAGGTCAAGGCATTCGACCAGCAGGGCGGCGGCAATAAGTTGCTCATCAAATTTGTCGGTGCCAAAAAGGCATTCCTCTGCAATCGCACGAACGCCAAGCGCATTACGTTGCTGTACGGCCCGGAAACGAGCATGTGGGTCGGGAAGCAAATTGGCCTCGCCGCCGAAATGGTCGATTTCAAGGGCGATGCCGTGATGGGTATTCGCGTGCGACCGCCGGCACAATCAGCCGGACCAGCGACTACGCAGCAACCCGCTCAGACGCCGCCGCCGCGCGATCCTGACCCGATGCCGGATAGTTTTGGCGACGAGATTCCATTCTGATCGAGTTAAAGACCGCTCAGTGCGAGGGAAAAAATGACCCAGGAACTTGCCCGCGCTCTTGAGGTGATTATGCGCCCCGGTTTCGGCGAAGTTGCCGAGCCGCCGCCGAAGTTTGATGGCCCATGGAGCAAAGAACTTGTACAGGCCATCGCCATGGATATTGGCAAAGACACGGTTGCCTACATTGAGGTCATGTACCCGAAGGCCATTGCATCAACGTCGTCCACATTCAAGCTCTCGATCCGTAATCATATCTACAATCAGATCATGGCCGCAATCGAAGTCACGGACGAGGGCCAGATCAAAGCTAGATTGCAGGATCGAAAGAAATTCCGGCGGTGGTGGACGGCAGCCTACCGGAAGATTCGGAAGCGTGCCGCAGTTCCTCCCACAGACTAAACAAATCCGCGCTCCACGGCGGCTCTCAGTGGTAGGAGATTGAAATGGCATATCAGGAAGGACAGGCACAGACGGAACCGCCCCCCGCACCATCGTCACTGGTTGGCGACAGCGGGCAGATCGTCGAGCGGTTGCAGAATATCTACAATCGAATCGTTGATCTCGGTAACTCTCTCCATGGATCGCGCCCACGCGATGCCAATGCAATTCCGGGCGGCAAAATCGAACCGGAGCCGGCCCTGCGCCGCAATCTCGATAAGGCGGGATCGTGGCTGCACGACATCGAAGGTGAATTGCAGACGATCTCTGCGCGACTCTGAAAGTTTGTGGAAGCCCCACACCAGCGGCCAATCACCGCTCGACCAACCGCTTCCAGGTTCTCCCTAAGATGTGGGAGAGGGGAACCGCCCGCTTTGAAAAGACCAGAGTGAGAAGCGATCATGCCTAAACCCATTTATCTCGTCCAAGCATCGTCGTCTGCCTTTGGGGTTAGAGACGGCTTGCGATTGTTTGCTTTGTGCGATGATGGAACGATCTGGTCTTGTGCGCCGGCCGATAAAAATAAACGCCAGTGGTGCAAATGGGATGAACAGATCGTAGAATTTACCGCTTTGGTCTGTTACTCATGTCAAAACCGGCATGAGATTTCCTTGGTCCTTCACGACCAAGGAGGCGGCAACAGCATTCTGCGACGATGTTCTACCGCTTATGGCTTGGGATAAAGTTGACGCTAAGATCAGTGAGCATAATGCTTCGACCTCAACATGGGGCATGAATGAGCCTACCAAGGAAGAAAAAGATGGCGTGAGAAGTTGTGCCGCTAAACGCGGAGGCATTCGCGCCAAAGTTAGAACGGCTGTCGCCAAAGACACTGTGAACTCAAAACTGCGGGAAATCCCGTAAGCGGCGCCTCGCGCTACAGGGGCAGGAGAGACAAACGTGGTAAATCATCCTCATCGTAAAAAGACCGAGCGCGCCGTTCTTGTCACGACCGGCAATCGCGGCGTGTTCTTCGGCTATGCGACTGATACGAGCGGCGAGAACATCACGCTCAAGCGCGCCCGCAACTGCATCCAGTGGCGCGGCCTTAAGGGCTTCCTCGATCTTTCGGTGACTGGCCCCACCGCGCAGTGCCGAGTCGGTCCTGCCGCCGCGACATTCGACGCGCGCAACGTGACCGGCGTTGCCGAATGCTCGCCAGAGGCCATTGCAGCGTGGGAGAGCGCGCCGTGGCGCAAGTAATCACTCTCGCCAAGAATAGCCTGCCGGCTTGGCTCGGCTACGGCTACGGCGACGGCTACGGCTACGGCTACGGCTACGGCTACGGCGCCGGCGACGGCTACGGCGACGGCTACGGCTATGGCTACGGCTATGGCGACGGCGACGGCTATGGCGACGGCTCTGGCGACGGCTCTAAAGAATATTGGCTGGCAACGGTGGACGCATTCGCGTCCACCTGGCCAGACACTTCTCGGCAGCGCCTCACGGCGCTGCGCAAGGAAGGGGCCGTCATTGCCTTTTGGCGCTCGGACGAATACGGCCAGCCCTCGAACAATGGCGGCAAGATCGAACCGGCAGCACCGGGGATCGTTCACATGTCGCCGGGACCGCTATCGGTTTGTAGCCGAGGCACGCTTCACGCTACGGTCGTTCCACCGAAGTGGAAGGGCGAGCGATGGTGGATCGTCGCCATGATCGGCAAAGTCGCATGGGACGATGACAAGTGCGGCGCGCTCAAGCGCGAGATCATCGGCGAGTGCATTTGAACAGTTATAACGGGGAAGTGAAAAGGATTTGGGGATGAGTCCCGGACTGGTGAAAGCTGACGGCATGACCAGGATCGCGCACGTCGCCTCGTGCCTGCCATTAGTCGTAGTCGCTGGCGTCGTAAACCAGCCATCCCCGCCACTATAGGAGAATATCGTGGTCACCGAAACAAAGAAAGCTCAACTTGAATTAGACGGTGCCGATCCAAAGTTGCCGTTCTACATCACAGCATGGCTTAATCTCGACGGCAGTTTGGATATTTCCAGCGAAGGAAAAGACGCCCTTTCATTCGCAACCGCAGTCGAGAGCGCAAAGGACCAGTGCGACTCCTACGGTGATGAAGCAATCTATGTGATCGAATGCCGCGCCATTCGTAAGGTAGGACGCGGGAAGATAAAGGTAACGCCCTTCAAGACCAAATCCGTCCGTTCGTGAATGGGGAATGCGATGATCCAGTCGCCGCAATGGTTCAATAAGCTGGACGACGGCAGCTACGAAATCCGATGCGATTTTATTTACCCGCCGATCCCTGATCGCAACTTTGATTGGTGCGCTACCTACGATGGCGACGAGCCGGACGACGATGGCAATATGCTGGCTGGCTACGGCAAGACGCCAAAGGAAGCCGTGATGGCGCTCGAAGAATCTCTACAAGACGCAATTTAGTTGTGATGAATAAGAGGATCAAAATGTCAGGACCATCAACCATTCTGTCTTACCACCACGCTTCAAAAGCCAATAGGCTTGCTGCCCGACTCCGTTCTTTCATCGATGCAATGGAGGGGCGCTCAAAACTAAGAGTCGGTCCATCGTCCATTGCTTCTATAATGGATGATGCGGCTACATTATTTGAGCATCTGGCACAAGAAAAGACGCGCGGCCGGCGATCGGCTGCTGATAATAAGTTTTTGACGAAACATCCTGGTAAATACTTTATTCGCCAAGGATCAATTTTGGTAAACCGAGCCTTTAATTCTGATGAAGAGGCCAGAAGTTGGGCGATTAAAAATTACAAAAATCGTGACGGTTGGACGCTCTTGCATCCACTTTGATGCGGAATAAGTGGGGAAAATGCAATGACGGACGATGTAGTCAAACTAAAACAAGAACTCGCCGATGCGGTTTATGGCTGGGATGCGGCTCACCGAGAGAACGAACTGTTGCGCGCGGCGCTTAGGGAGGCCGTTGCCTATGCCGACGCGGCGGCGCAAGAGGAAGGGATGCCGGGCGACAAACAGTGCAAACGCCTCACCATTCGGGAAATACAACTTATAGGGAAACCGACGCCGGGACTTCCCGTCGAATGGGATGTTGCTGCGGCTCGAAAATTAATCAGTTCTGCGCCATGATTGCGAGGAACGCAATGATGACACACTTTGGTGACCCCTGCATCCACTGTGGCATTGCACACGACGATGTTCCTGTAGGGCCATGTCACGGTGATCCTACCAAGGCAAAGCCAATTGCTTACCGCTCTTTTGGAGTGAGATGGGATCACGTCGAACACTTGGCAATTAGAATGAGCGACGGACGCATTGAACAAGTATGGGAGCATATCGACATGCCCAAACCAAACCTCATCGGTCTGAGATACGACGAGACGATTCGGCGGCACTGACGCGGCAGCGCCGCACGGAAATTAAGGACGGAACTGCGCCATGACTGCGATCAAATTGATAGTGCTGATAATACCAGTTGGCGTGTTTCTGTGGTGGCTATTCTATTATGCCCACAAACTCGGCGATCTCTAGGAGGCCGCAATGGATGAACCGATGCCGATGGATTAAATACGCAATCGCGCATAACGGCTAAATATACGAGGAAGCGTATGAAGAAAATCACGGATGAAATGATCGAACGAGCCTTGCGGGCTTTCTATAAGCACACGGCGGTTCAGAACTTCCCCCAAGCGGCGCGGGATCAGATGCGGGCCGCGCTTGAAGCTGCAATGGAAGCGGCTCCAAAGGCAGAAGATACGCACTGACGCGGCAGACCGACACAAAGATTGCGCCATGAATGCGAGGAAAACGATGTCAAAGATTGACGATTACGTTCCCAATCTTGAACAGATGGCAAAGGCTATTTGTTCGGCGTGGCCCAAGACCCCGAATGGCTGTGCCGCTATTTGCATGGACCGGCTTGGAGCAATACCGGAGTCAGGCTGCAGACACGCTGTCACAGTCCACGGCAGCAAAGCTCGATCAATTCTTTGTTCGAACTGACGCGGCATGAACGAGGAACAAATGGCCTCTATGAGCTTTCGAGATTACATGGCCGAGCACAAGGTGCTTGATAAACAAGACGACGCCGCACGCCGCGCGCTCAAAATACGATGTTGGGGACCGTGCCAACGGGAGGACGGCCATTTTGATATTAGAAGTTTTGTCGTTGGAATCCTTGCCGGCGCGACACTGGGTGCTGGCATCGCGTTCATCACGCACGTTTTACACCGATGGGGAGCAAATGAAATCGTATTTCTTTCGCAGCGCAGGTCTATTTGCCGATTTTTTCGGTATGTCTCGGCTCGCCTGGCACTGTTACAAGAAACAAGATTTCAGCGGTCCCAATCCGCGCGGTTGGCGCTGGTCAGGTTTTTGGCACTAAACAGGAGCAAGTAAGATGGTTGAACCGACAACTTTACTAACTGTTCGCGTCGAGCCGATGCCTGTTACCCCTGGTGAGCGTCAGGCACGCGAGGATGCGTTTGAGGAAGCGGCTGGACTCGTGATTGCCATGAATGGCGATCCACTGATCGCCTTTGAGATTCGACGATTAAAGCCCAGCAACGTTGAATTTGAGGAAGAGCAGCGAGAATTAGCCGCGCAGTTTAGATAGTCGCACTTAGCATCCGAAACTAGGAACGCATCGATGGCGAAGAAAAACGAATCCGAGAATATCGAGTGGATTGTCACGGGCCGCGTCGTCCTGACAGGTGCCACTTGTATTGTTCACGCGCGTACACGCAATGAGGCTATCGCTAAGGCGACCCAAGGCCAGAATATCGGCGAGATTGAGTGGGGCGGTGCCTCAGTCGCCGACTTCTCAGGAAATCGAGCAGAACCAAACGTCTGCGATTAAATGCACTTTGCGTCAGCAAGAGCAAGGAACCATGACAGTATCAATTAAAGGAAACCCGGAACTGACGCTCAGAGGTTGGGCAATGGCTTATCGCGCCGCGCCGGTTGAATATCGATTCCCGTCCGACCCCAATGCCGACTTTTTCCCGCGCGACATGGAGTGCGCCGCCGACAGAATCCGGGTGCTAGAGGCGGCTCTTACAAAAATCGAACGCATCGGATGGCGCGAAGGCAAAGGGGAGCAATGCTCTCTGCTGCTGATTGAATGCCGCAAGGTCGCTGCGGAGGCACTTACGTCATGAAAACGCGCGACTTCCTATTTGTCGGTTGCGAGGAAGGCCACGACTGGCAAAGCATCGGTGGGTGCAACGCCGGTTGTGATTCCACCTGCGGGTGTTCGGTTCCCGTTCACGAATGCTCTCGATGCGGGGATTGCGACTACGGCGACAATGACGAAGCCGTACAGGTCCGAAACAAATGTGCTGAGTTGACGTGTCGAATGGGGCCAGCATCATGAAACTGCCGCTTCCAGAAAATTCAGACGAGCGCCGCATGTTCGATCAAAGCCTCGACCTTTTCAAAGGCGACAAGATTGCTTGCATAGCGGCGACCCTCGCTATTTGGGCCGGTCAGGAACTCAACCGACATCCGGGTGGCAGTTTCGGCGAGCAGCTTGCCATTATGGCGAACGAACTTCACGCATATGCGTCAGAAAGTGGACGAGACATGAAGTCAAAAACAGAAAAAATGCTAGTCGAGATTCTACAAAATCAATTCGCGATCTTGTCGGCTCTTGCAAATATGTCCGAAGTTCCCGGCAATAATCGTCGCGCTTGCCGCCATCGAGCCTATGTGACTGAGGGATGGATGGCCGATCACGACATCCAGTTACAACAATTGTAAGCGAGAAGTGCGATGAAATACCAATATGACAAGACGACCGGCCAAGTGATTGAGAAGTCAGAACGAAGCAATTTAGTAGAGTTATTGCCAACGTCGAAAGAGGCAGAACTCTGGAAAGCCTATCGCGAGTTGATGGACGATTGCGACGACATCATGAGCGGTCGAGAGCCGAGACATAGCCTCACTCATGGGCACAACTGCCGGCATCATGAATGATGCCAAAACGCGGCAACGACCATCGCGACCACACCAGCGGCACCTATAATATAGGCACCCACCGCCGCCCAATTTTTCCCGGCCTGCTCACCCACGCGCTCTTTCAGGTCCGCAATCTTTTCGTCCAGACTGTCAATCTGCTTTGCGAACGAGGCTCCGGCTTTATCGATCGCCAGCGTATTGCTGTCGTTCTGCTGCTTAACTAGTTCTTGAGCCGCCTTGAGCGCTGCGGCTAGTGCCGTATCGCGGCCGGCGAACTTCTCAGTGACTAATTCCCGAAAGCCGTTCAATTTGGTGTCAAAAAGCTTTTCTATCTCTGCCTTGGCGAGAGCAACGGCGTCGGTAGTGAGTCTAGTCGGGTCAGGGACCGGAACTGACCCGCGCTGCTCAAATTCTGGCATCGCCGCCGGTTAGAACTTGTAGTTAACCGAAATGCGGACGAGATTTTCATTGTTGTACGTCGCGGTCAATGCTGGGCTGATCGCCTGCGCCGCCACGCCGTAGTTGGCGTAACGATAGCCAATGTCCAGAAACAGATGTGGAGCGATGGCGAATTTGGCTCCAGCACCGGTTTCCCATCCATTTGCGAAGGACCGCTCGATGACGCCCATTGCGACGTACAGCGAGATCAGGTCCGCGCTGAGAACGGTAGGGACGGTCACTGGCGCGGAATTGGTGCCAAGGATACCGGACAGCGTGCCGCCGAACTGGACCTCCTGATAGCCAAGCACGCCAGTCTCGTTGCCGGTCAGGCCCCCGATGTTCAACTGATCGCCGACGCCAACCTCGGCCGCAAGGAACAACTTGCCGTTCCAGTATTGCCAGCCGCCGTTTACGAATGGAATCGCACCCGCCGCAAAGACCGAGCCGGAAATGCCGTTGCCGAGAATGTCGGCATTGGTGCCGTTGCCCGCGAAGCCGCCGCCAACGTACCAGCCGGTGCATTGTGAGGTCGTACATGGATCGGGTACGCCGGCTACAGGCGCGACCTTAACCGGCATATCGGTCGCCCATGCCGGGGTTGCCAGCAACATCAGCGCAAGCAGAATCTTCTTCATGGTTGCTTCTCCACAGTTGTTATAAGTGCCGTCACGTCAGGACTGATTGAGTTCCACACAGCCTGCGCCTCCTGAGCTATAGGCTCCAACGCTGTTAGGTGAGGCACCGCCTGCTTCTCCAACGCCATTAACTGTTGAATCTTTGGCATGTCAGCTTGAAGCTTTTGCACAAGATCGAATGGAATACGAGAGGCTATCCCCATTATGTCGAACAGTGTCACTTCGATACCACTTTCGCGCCGTCACCGAGCGGCCCTGCCGCATTTGCAATGGCCGCAGTCGTGACGATCTGACTGACTTCGGGGGCCGATGCTGCAATGGCAATCTTATCAGTTGCGGACAGCGGTGCCGCCGCCGCGATACGGTTGGCATTCGTCAGGCCAAGACCTTGAAGGCTCGTCTGAATCGCCGATCCGACAACGGCGATGATTCCACTCCATGCGATCACCACTGGTATCCATGCGTCTGGGATCGCGTGAGTAAGGTGGATGGTGCCGGCGCTGATCGCGATGGCGGTCGTGATGACGATACCGATTATAAATCGGGCGCCTGGTGAGATTGTAAGCACGTTATTTCCCCTATGGATGTACACGTGCGGCCTGCACGTGCATCGCGTCGATTGAACCCGGCGACCAGTCGCCGCCCCATATCCAGCTTTCTTCCTTGAACTTTACCACAAGCAGGCTGTCGTCTTGAAGCAAATGTTTCTGAGAATGCTGCGCGTTGTCTCCAGCATCCCAATCGATCGCCGCCGCGAAGGCGTGCATTGACATATCTGATACACTGCCACGGATCAGCCGCAGATTGTAACTGCCGCTAAACTGATCGTATTTTAGCTGCTGGATCAGCGGCAAGTTATGTCCCGTAGCGTCCCAAATACTGCCGAGTACGCGCGTCAAGCTGTCGGCACATTTCCTGTGAATCAGGATGTGCGGCACCGATAGCTCACCCATTTTAAGCGGCCAAGGGCACAACACATCAATGGTGTTTGATGCCAGCCAGCCCGCCGTGCGGGGATCGCCGTAGAAGGCGGGGCACTGCGATTGCAGGGGCCATACGTTTGCGGTCATTTCTCCACCGGCTCTTTTGGCTTGAGCGCCTCGATCTGCTTTTTCAGGTCGGCATTCTCGGCAGTTTCTTTGCCGAGTTGCGCTTCCGCCTGCGCAGCCTCGTCAAGTGCGCGATTGCGCTGTGCCTGTAATGCCGCAATTGCCTGCTGCATCAATACCGGGTCAACCTGCGATGGCGGTTGCTGCGCAAGAGCGGGCACGGACAAGGCTAGAAGCGCAACAATGATAAGTGATTTCATGTCAGTTCCCTTTAGTAATACGGAACGTAATGTGTTGTACCAGCCACATTGATAACCACGCAACCGGCGGCACCAGATAATGAACCGCAATTACTCGATGCAGCCGTAGTGCCGCCGTACCCAATTTGGGCCGCGCTGACTGTTGGGGCTGCCGCTGTACCTATGAATCCGCTGGCAAATACGTCAGTGGCTACAAAGCTACCATTGCTGTCACGCGCAACGATAGTTGAAAACGTATTTGCGTTGGTTGCGTCAGTAGCGATCGTCACCGGAGCCGAGCCGTTGTAGCTCGTTCCGGTCAGGTGCGTGCCGATCGTCAGTGTACTTAGCGACGTGAGACACGGCGTCGAAAGATCGGCACATGAAAGTTGTGCGCTGACAAAGTTTGTTCCGTTGCCGCGCAGCACGTTTCCGGATGTGGCTGCGCCTGCAATCTGAAATCCTGTGGCGAGGTTGAGTACGCCAGAAGAAAACAGCGCCATTTGTTGCGTATAGCTGCCGCCATTGACTGAGAACAGCCAAATAAGTTCGCTCGTGGGCGCCGACGTACCCTGTATTGGTTGAAGATAAACCTGCGCCGTGACCTGCTGCGAACCTGCCGTCGAGTTTGTTTTCCAGCCTTGCCCGTAGAAGAACTGCGACGGACTTTGCTGCTGCGTACCGGAAATCGCGGCGGTGTTGTTAAACAGGTAAAGACTGCCGCCACAATCAACATCGAACTGCGAAAACTTTATCTCATAGCCCCCAGAACAAGCCAGTGCGGAAAAGTCAATAAAGCTTTTGACCGTCGGCGTGCCGGACGCGACTGTTGCATTAAGCAGAGTTGCGCTGGTAGAAAATGGAAAGACGCCAGCACCGGCACTATCCCAAAAGCGTATGCCATCGTCATAAGTCGCCGTCGCACCCCCGAGGCTGCTAAAGCCAAGCATAATATTATACGACGACCCTCGAACCGCGTCGAATTGATCGCCGCCGATCCCAACGATAATTTTGCTAACGACAGTCGATCCGGTGCGGGCCGAAATTTCTGCGTCAATTGACGACAAAAGGTTATAACCGGTCGCACCGTTCTTTAGGACGGCGGTTGACCCGAAGGCTTCCAAATTTCCGTTACTATCAGGGGCTGTCGCGGTTGCCAGCGCGCCAAGTGCCGTATAAAGGCCGCCGGAATTTGAAGTAGTCCCCGCTAGCGTGAGATTCACTTCAAGAGCAGATCGGCTGCCCGTCGCCAAACTTCCGCTTGCGCCGTTGCCGAAGAAATAATCAATCGTGACCGCCGACACCGCAGCGTTGGACACGATGCCATCAGAAAAAACTTTGAAGTAATTATAGCTGAATGGAAGTGATAGGCTGTTTACGTTTCCAGCCCCGTTTTGAAGAACGCTGATGCCGCCCAACAACCCCGTGTTGACACCAGAAGTTCCCGGCGTCCCCAATAAAGCAAGATTATAAACCTGATTGCCGCTCGATACCGGCGTAGTCGAAGTGGCAATGCCGCTGTCCGCAATCAAATTTCCGGTCGTGTTGTTGAAGAACGGAATGTGACCAATGACGGACGTGGAGGGACCAACAACAAAACCGCCGCCGCTTCCATTGCACGGAATGCCGCTGTCTTTGATAACCGTCGTCGAATTAAAGAACGGGCAATCGCCCGGCGTGATAGGGCCAATCACCGTCACAGGCTGCTGTGCCTGTGCTGCACAAGCGGCGACCAGAACCGCAATGATCGCCAGCAGAGGGCGATTCATTGATAATACTCAAGAATTACAATGACGTTCGATCCAGCCGATGATGCAACCGCGTTCATGCCGTTTGTCCATGGCGGCGTATTTGGCGGCCCGAACATGACGCCTTGCAATGGCTGGATCGCGACCGAGCCAGCGCCGTTCACGGCGGCAGCGGTGCCGGTTGGCGACACCCAAAGCGTTATCGTCGCGGACGGATTAAACACGTACAATCCGGCGCGCTGCGGATTGACCGTCGCAACAGCCACGCTAGCGTTACTGACGGTTGGCGTTGTGAGTGCGTTTGGGCTTGGCTGTGTTGATTGAGCGCCGGTTCCCATGCGTCACCGCTCATACCACATTATGAACATGTGCCGCCTGTCCCGGTTGCCGCCGTGATAATGCCGCCTGTGATCGTAACGCTGGCGATTACCGTGAGTGCGCCTGAGCAGGTGACGCCTTTGGTTGCCCCAATGTAGAAATTTCCTGTCGCAGAGATTGTGCTGCCGGACGTGATTGATCCCGCCATTACGACATTATTTGTTCCCGTAGGATTCCGCAAAATGGCGCCACCAGCAACGCTGAACAAAATTAAATCGTTAACCGCGCCGGTCTTAGCGACGCATGAAAATCCTTGGTTACCGTCGAGGTAACATCCGCCGCTAGTCGCGCCAAAACTGCCGCCAGTAACTACAATTTGAGTTGCAGAAGCAACCCCAAGCGTCGGTGTTACAAATGTTGGCGAAGTCGAGAAAACAAGGTTGGTCGTCGTCGTGCCGGTCGTGCCCGTTGCGCCATTCAAATAATTAAGCTGCGTGCCGGTCGCGGTCACTGAGACTGCGCCGAGCGTGAACGGCGTTGGGATAGTCACGGTGCCGGTAAAGGTCGGGGAAGCGAGCGGCGCAAAGGCAGTTGAATTGAAAGCATTGGAGCCGAGCGCACCGCCAGGACCGGATGACGTAATAGCCGATCCCGCTCCGATCACCGTATTGCCGAGCGCGCTTGCGCCGGTCACGCAAAGAACGTTACTGCCAATCGTGCAGCCGCCAATCGCAAGCGATGTGGCCTGCGCTATGCCGAGCGGCAATGGCGAGGCAAATCCTGGATTCGGATATGTGCCGCTGAGAACCCCACCAGCAGGCCCGCTAGGCGTGGCGCTGCCAATCGAAACGGGATTATTGATGCCGCCGCCCATGTTCTGAGCGGTCGCTGCCGTAGCCCACAGGGCAACCGCAAGTGCTAGAATGAGCCTCACTGTGTCTGCCATGCCGTGAATTGGTGACCGGTGGTCGCGCCAAGCACGTACACGGCCTGCGTGGTCATGTAGCTGCCAGTGAAAACCTGACTGCCGCAGGTCGCCAGTTCAAATGCGCCGAGGCTAGGACCGCTCGCCGTTGTTGGCGCGGCAGTCGCGGGCGGCAGAAAATAGACAAACAGGCTTTCCGCCGTAACACCCTGTGTCGTAGCGGAGCAATAATTCTCAATCCAGAGCGTCGTGCGATTTCCGTTCGCGGCAAACATAAGCTGCCATGTGCCGCCCGTGGTGACCGACAGCGTGACCGCCGGACCCATCGGGCCGACATGCTGTGCGACCGCCGGGCCGACAGCGAGCGTGAGTGCTATGGCGGCCCAACGCAGCAAGCGCATGAATCAGTCCTTAGTGAAACGGGATGGCAGGCCGATCGCGCGGCGCCGGGCCGCCGTATCGCCAGCATACACCGCGCCGCTATTTGTTTCCCGGACCAGCGGACGCGGCAACTTTGGCCCCAGATTGGCATTCAGCCGCGTATCGCAGATTTCCGGGTTGAGCCGTGGCTCCATTGAGCCGCCCGGTGTGAACCGATCATTGAGGTTGTGGCGCGGCATCAGTATTCCCAGACAGTGATCGCACTGCTCGCCCCTGATGCAATGCCCTGAAAGGCGTTGCCGCACGGAAACGTCGGCGTGCAGGTAATGACCAGCATACCGCCGCTCGCCGCGACATTGATTGTACCAGCAGCACTTGCCACGGCGGCGGTCGTGCCCGGAAGAACCGACAGGACATTGGCGGACTGGTTATAGATTTGCACCCCATGCCGCGAACCGTTGGCCGCCAGCAATTGAACTGATGTGGTGCCAACCGTTACCGCCGTTGCAACGGGCGATGCCGAGCCAAGCTGCGCCCATGACGGGCGATCCGTGAAAATTCCAGCAGCGATCGCGCCCAAGATCAGGATTGCAGCAGCGCCGATAATCCGTGTTCGCATTTGATGCCTCCGTTACAGACAGATGTAGCCGTAGTTTGCGCTGGCGAGCGCCGATCCGGTGATGACAAAACCGCCCGTTGTCGGGGCGGCCACTCGCGCAACAGTCGTGCCGGTCGCAGCCGCCGTCGCATTCATCGGGAAAAGAATGCAGGCATCCGGCGCGACACTCAAAGTCGCCGAGAAAGACACTGTGCAAGTCGTCGTCGTGGCCGAACCAATAGTGATTTGCCCTGACTGATTGGTGCTGCCCGCAACAATTGCACCGTTGGTAGTGGTACCACACGCGCCGCTGGCGATAGTCGGCAGTCCGGCGGTGGAAACGATCTGATTGGAAAACGTGGTCACGCCGGAGAACGTATTGGCACCGCTAAAGGTATTGTTCGATCCAAGCCCGGCACCAGGAGTGATAAGCTGGATTGACTGGCCTAACGAAATTGCCGCCCCGAGCGTAACAGCAAGGGCCAGTCCAGCAACGATTCGTCCAAGATATTTCATGAGCTATCCTTTGCGCGCGTAGAGGGCCGTGAGCGGCCCAAGAAAAACGATGGAGAATGCAACGGCGGCGATCATGCGGTCGCGCGTCGGGTCATAAGCTGTGAAAAGCCAGATTGCCGCGCCGGTCAGAACGGCAAGCATCAGGAGCGCCCTCGTGGCGCAGATGGAAGCAATGGCCCGCGCCGTTTCAACGTATGTCGCGCCAATATCTTCGACTGCCGGGCCGGGCTGTTTGTCAGCAAAGAGCGGGCGAACATCGGTCATTCAAAGAAGCCCTTCTCGCCATCACCGCTAATTTTGTGCCTGATAGCAAGCAATTTTACGCCTGCCTGCACCGCAGCCATGCGCTCAGAAGCCGTCGCCTTCCGATTCTTCAAGACCTGCTTCACGCCATCTTCTAGCGTAGTCATGAAATCCTCAGACGCCCCATTGGCTTCGTCCGGTTTGTTCACTTCATCTGGCAAGATACATACCCTTATTGCCCTTGCGCGGCAAGCGGGCTGCTGCCTAGCTGTGAAAGGCCCGAATACGCGCCGGGCGTTAGCGCCCCACCAGCCGTCTCAGCAACGATAGCGGCAGGCACAAGCCGATTAGTCGGCCCGGCACCCGCGAACTGTCCGGTAAGGCGCTGTCCGACTTCACCTTGCGCGTCAATAGGCGTTTGAAACAGAATCTTGGCGATCTGCTCGTTAAGCTTGGGGTTAGCCCGGATGCCAAGATCGCGCCACATCTGAATAGCGTTTTTGGCGGCAGACAACCAACTGCCGGTCGCTATATTCTCGGCAATCTTGGCACCGCCTGCGGCCATAAAATTGTCGCTGGATTGATCCTCTGCCAGCCGCTCGGCAGTCAATGAGTTCTTCCTGATAGCTACATTCTTGGCGAACATTTTGCTTTCGTTGCCCACCGCATTCACAAAACCCTCAAAATCTTCTGGGCTACGGAAAATGGGCTTTAGCTGATCCCGAACCCACGGATTTTTAATGAGAGCTTTGGCCTCATCCCCGCTAATGCCAGTTTTGGCAAGACGTTCACGCAGCATGTCGGCAACGCCGAGTCTATAAAATTCCTGCTGGCCCGCCGGAAGTTTTGCGAAGTCGGCCGCATTTTGTTCGGGCGAGTTTTTGAACACGCTACGGCCAGCGCGTAGCGCATCAAGACTAGCGGATGGACCAGCCCATGCCGTTCTAGCTGCCGCATAGTCTGGATTAAGCGCGTCCAACTCATCAACATAGGCCGACCGAACACGATCCAACATGACCCCGCGCTGACTAAGACGGCCGGTTACCGCATCGCGCTCGGATTCTACCCCGGCGTCCAAGCCGCGCTTTACCGCGTCCAGAACTTGCATATTGGGCACACCCTTCGTCCCGACAGGAAGGCCGTTCACATCACTAACGATATATTGTGCCGAATTTGGATTGAATTTTTCACCGGCCGCAAGAGCCTCCAACCGCTGACTTTCAATTCCGGCGCCAATGCCCTGTTTTACAGTCGGATCGTTCAAGAATTGTCGCAGGCGAGGCGAATCAACAATGCGCTCAGGGTCCATTGCGATTTTGTACGCCGGGCGCGCGGCAGCACTACGAGCCTTAAACAGCGCCTCAGTCGTCTTAAACATCGAATCGCCGCCCTTAACGTACTTGGAAATATCAGCGGCCATGCGCTGTGCTGCCCCCTCGTCGCGAGTCTGCAAAAACTTGTCGGCAATAGCCGCGCTTTCGCCGCCTTGGCGATAAACATTTCCCGCTAGACGCTCGGTATTTTTTCCAGTTACGTCAGCAAGCGTCATCGGCTTACCTTCCTTAGCGGCCTCATTGATTAAGTCGATGGCCTGCGTTGCAGTTACGCCGCCGGCCTTTTCATCTTGATGAATTCGCCGCAAAATCGACTGCACCGCCTGCGTCATCACATTTTCAGGATACTCGCGGGCAAGATAAGAGCCGAGTTCACGCACGCCATAGCCAATTGCTTTGCCAGCAGTACCCAGAATGCCGCCGATAGTGCCCCCCACAGCTATTTGCCCCAATTTTTCCTTGCCAAAATCAGGCCCCGTAGCCGGCTGTAATGCGCCACTGAGAGCGCCGGTCGCAACGCCACCTGTAATGCCGCCCAGTGGCAGTGCAGCATAATTCATGGGATTAACCATATTCCCGGCAGCACGCATCCAATCCATGCCCTGCGGTGCGGTTTTCTCGTATTTTTGTTCGCGTTCCCGCACGGTTTTATCAACTGTACCCTGCAGTTCTTTTTGATATTCCTCCCAACCATCGCCAACGAGTCCAGCACCCTCCGGCGTCATTCGCGCGCCGATCTGCGCGGCCCCATAAACCGGGTCCATGAATCCAGTTTCAAATCGTTCGGTTTTGCTCGCTGTGGCTTTGGTTTTCAGCGATTTGGCAATTTCATCAACGGTCGAGTTTTTTTGTTCGGGCGTGAGCTTCATAAACTCATCGCCGACAGCAACATCCTGCCCATTAACCGAGACGGTAGGCATTACGGCTTAACGCTCCATGTAACGCCCGATGATGTCGTGCCACTGTGTTCATCTGGCGGACCTGCGCTAGTCGCTACTGGCTGTGACATAGCTCCAAGATTCACCAATTCCCGCCGCGCAGGTTCCGACAACCGGCTATCAAAATCGTGCTGCCCCGTCGTCTGCTCATATTGCTGTTTCAGCCCGCGCAACTGCCCGGCCATGAGGCGTTTCGCCGTGCGGACAACACCCTCTAACTGTGCGGGGCTGTTCGCGGCATTGAAAGCCTTTTGAATGTCCTCGCGATCCTGTCCGGTGCCAGCACCGGAGCCTAGAATGGACTTAGTGATTTCATCACCGACAATTTTTTTGGCGAAATTGAAATCAACCGCGCCTTCCCAACCGAATTGCTGTTTGGCCTCATTGCGCAGCATGTTCAATGTTCGACCGTCACCGTTTTGCAGCGCGCGGCCAAGCTGTTCGGCAACGTCCAAGTGATCGAGCGCGACGCTGAAAGATCGGATCGCGTTGCCCTGCGTGCCGGTTCCGAAATCGCGCGTGGCTTTTACTTCCGAGCCATAGTGCGCGGCAAATTGCGTGATCGCCTCTGGCGACGGCAGATGTCCTAGCCTTTCTGTTTCCTCTTTGATGAACTGCTTTAACGCCATAGCAGGCGCCGAGCGCGGCGTGCCAGAGCCGTACTGCTCAATAAAGCCACGGTATTTTACCTGTTCTTCCGGCGGAAGTTGCGCGATGTACGCTTGTCCCGGCGGGCTGGCGAGCCATTTTGCATTAGCCTTATTTTTCTCATCCTGCTCGGCGTGCTTTTCTCTCAACTTATCCGCCGTCGCCTGCACCTTGTCGGTGTATTTTTGGTTCTTTTCGTAAATGCTCGCAACCAGCGTATAATTCTTCGCCGCCGCTGCGTCGAATGTCATCTTGTCGTGGTACTGACTGGCAAGCAATTGAATGCTCGCCATCTGCTCATCGATATTGAGCTTGCGATTTTCCAAAACCTCCTTGTACTTGTCGAGCACCATCTTGTTGTTGTCGATGGTCTGCTTAGTGGCTTCCTCCCATTGCTTCGTCGCCTGCTCATACGCCTCCACGTTGCCTTTATTCCAACCGTTAATAGCGGCGGAAAAAGCATTGAGTGAAGCATTCCCCGCTCGGCGCGTAAAACGGCCGGCGACAGCGCCAAGCACCGCCATGGCGCTTGCGAATTGCATGGCGTCCTGCCGATAGGTGGCGGGATCGGGCGGCGGCTTTACCGGCTGCTGATCCGGCGGCTTTGGAAGTGGCGATTCTAGCGTGTGTGCCAACCGCTCCTGCGCAGGCGCGGCCTTCTTTTGATACTCGTCAAACGCCGCGCGGTCCTCGGCAATCACGCCCTCGATCTGCTTGCCGTATTTCGCAAGATACGGCGGCGGTGCAAGCGGAGAAGTGCCGCCCGGACTAGTCACGCCCGGCGTAGTCGATCCAGGGGGCGCATGTTCGGGATCGTCCACCGACCAGCCGAACGGGCTATAAGTCTCGCCTGTGCTGACTTCGGGCATTACAGTTTGCTACCAATCGTTGCGCCGGCAACCGCGCCGACAGGTCCACCGGCCATAGCGCCGACAGCGCCGCCCGCAATAGTCCCGACTGCCGAGAACACGCCAGATAATGCACTGCTATAAGCGGCGTCCGACTGCACCTGCGCTTGACCTGCCGCAATCAGCGCCTGATTGGCGGCATTCTCAAATCCGAGTGCCGTGCTGTCATAGCTGTTGCCCGCCTGCGTTTCGCCCAAGCCAAGCTGAATCGTGCTTTGAATCTCCGCCTGCGCCATCGCATTCACCTTGGCGTCAATGTCGGCCTGCGTCGAAATATATGACGTGTCCTGATTGGCGTTGCGGCCCATCGAAGCATAAATCTGGTCCGCCGTATTGGTCAGCCCAGATTGATATTGACCAAGCGCCGCCTGTTGCGGCTGCGTCAATTGCCCGTTCTGCGCCATCGACAGCGCCTGCGAGCCTTGGCCGGTTAGCGTCTGGCCCTGCCCCTCAAGCGTCGTCGCTTCCTGTTCAAGTTGCGGCACATTGGCCGTTAGCGCGCCATACTCCCAAGGAAGCGCCGTACTGCCCAAGGTCAGCAAGCCCGCAAGCCCGGCGCCCCCCGCAGCCGCCGTGCCGAGACTGCCCAAGCTAAGCGGACTGGACGTGCTTAGACCGGTGCTTGGAGCGTTCGGTGCCGCGCCCGCGCCGCCGGTATCGACAAAAGCCATTACAACCCACCTTTAGCTGCAAACGGACTGCCCACACCAGCCGCCGGAGCCGGATTAGGCTGATCTGTCGCCACAGCGGCCTGCGTTGCCTGCCCGGCGGCCATGGGCGAGGCTAGCGGACTAGGGGCGGTAGGTGAAGGGGCTGGACCCCCTACCCCTGCCGCCGGGCTTCCTTTTGGGTCTAGCGGGGCAGCGGTTAGGCCGCCAGCATCCGGGCCGGGCGGGGTAATGCCGGGCACCGGAGCAGTCGGGCCGAAGAGGCCACCTTGGCTATCGACCGGAAAGTTCAGCCCGAACGTTGCGTTGTAATTACCGAACATCACACTATCCCCAAAATCTGTCTTATCTGCGCGTGGCCGACCGAGTGGTAGGATTGAAAATTGTAGAAGTCGCCTTCGTTGTCGTACCTAAACTCGGTATAGTCCACTTCCGTCACGCCCGTTATCTGGTCAAGAAAAGCATGGGCTTGCGCGTGCGTAGTCCAGATTGATTTTATGGCACCGCCAGCCGTGAGCATTTGAGAAAAATCATAATTCGGTATTTCAATAGGGGGCGAGAGCGCCGCGAGAACTTGTACGAATTGCAAGTGCTCGCGATAATGTGAATTATCCCACTGGCCCATGCCGGGCACATCGTTGAACGTGCATTGATCGGGCGAGAACTGCGGCACATCACGCACCTTTCCAAAGCGCGGTTTCCTGACTCTCAATTATCAGATTTGTCATGGTGAAACCAGCCAGCGTGCCGGTGATGGTCAGGCCCAAGAATATACCGGCGTTGCTGATCGCCGCATTATTCGCGTCGTTTGATCCGCCGACGAGTGACACGCCGGTTGCAATATCCATGGTGCGGCTTGGCCCCAGCCCGGATTCGGTATCCACGGTCATCGTCACCGAGCTATTGCCGCCAACCTGGGACGTGAAACCCGCACGGATCGCTTTCTTACCCTGCACCGCATTACCGTGGCTTGTCAGCGAGCTTTGAATTTTGAATGCCACGGCTGTAGCCGGTGCGGCCAGCAAATTTGTCACATCAGGCCCCGAACTGCCGTATAGCGATAGCGCGCCAGTTGCGAATGCAGCCGATGTGGCAATCGCTGTCAGAGAATTGCCCTGCGCCATCACAAACCATCGCTTGCCGTCGAACGTCAGCAAGATCGACCGCGTGGTCGATAGCGGGTCTTTATACCGGATCAAAAACACCGCGTTGTGAATTGCATTAACGTCGGCAAGAGCGCCCTGCACAACCTGCGTAAAATCGACCAACTTCCAAATGCCATCCATGTCCGACGACAATTTCTGTACGCTCGATCCGAACACACCGTAAATACCATTTGTGTTGGCGAACATGAACACACGATTGTAGGAAATGCAGGACTTCGGATAAATCGTGCCCTGATCGGACGATAGCGTTAGGATCGTAAAAATCGTCACCGTGCCAGCAGAGTTGAGCGATATATTTCCAATCTGCTTGACCGACTGATCGCCCATGATGAACAGATAATTATTGAGCGCGCGAAGCGCCGTGATGGCATGGATCAAGTCGGCGTCGGAAATTATCAGGGAACCCGATGCGTCGGCTTCAAGGAAATCATCATAGCCGACATTGCCGTAACTCGCGCCGGTTCCGGTCCACGTTAGCAAAGGCCCGCCGCCGAGCCACACGCGACCCTGAAACACCGCCAACGTCGTGTAGGCGTAGGCGGCGATGCTACTGACAATATTGGGCCAGACATGCGCAATGGCCGTAGCTCCGCTACCACTGCCAATCACAACATTAGCAGTCGTGTCGTAGCCGGAGCCTTGTGATTGAATGAGCGCGAGAAAAGTTGCTTGCGTTGTAGCGGCGGCGCTCACGGTAACAGTAGGGGACGTGACATAATTTGTGCCCGCCGATGTCAAGATTGTGCTTACACAAACGATGTTACTGGTAAGCCCTGATGGATCAATAGCAAGCGTTGCCGTTCCAGTTGCCCCCGATCCTCCGCCCCCGCTGAAACTCAGCGCATAATTCCCGGCAGCGACAGAATAGTTGCCGCCGGTAGTAATAACGATCGATGCTATCGGCGACGGCGTTAGCCCAATGGTCGCCATTGCACCGCCGGATTCAGTGGTGACAGCCGTTGCGCCGCTCCCGATACCATCGGGAGGGACGATCGTGGCCGTTGGCGGTGCTGTGTACGACGAGCCACCAGCCGTCTTAGCAATGGTGGCGACACTTTCCGTCGTCAGGAACGCATTTATAATTGTCGCGCCGAACACCGGAGAAACAGGAAGAGTCACTGTCGGCGCCGATGTATATCCGCTCCCTGGATAGTAAAGATGAACCGAAGTGACAGCAAAAATTGAACCGTTAAACGAGACTGTCGCTTTACCGGCGGCACCGGTGCCACCGCCACCGGTAAATACCAGGGCATAGTTGCCCGGGTCCGAATACCCTCCACTTTCAGCAATCGTTAAATTGGAAACTCCGGCACCAGTCATAGTCACCGTAGCCGTCGCCCCAGAGCCAGGACTGGTGCCGAATGAGACGGTAAGAACATCACTTGCCTGATAGCCGTGTCCAGGATTGGTTAGCGTAACGGCAATCACCGAGCCGTTTGCGACAGTCGCGACGGCTGTCGCACCAGTGCCTGACCCATCTGAAATAGTCACGGTCGGTGCGGTGCCGTAACCTGCGCCACCATTCGTTACTGTGATGTTCGGCGATACGCCACCAGCGCCAATATAAAGCGTGCCATCAAACGTCACATAGCCTGCTAACGAATCCGCAATCAGCAGCCGCGACGCTTCCCATGTCGTCACGTCAGGTTGCGAACTGAACGTGCCATCCGGCGCAAAATGATTGACCGCGCCAGTCGCTATGTTGATGAGATAACCGCTGCCAGCCGTCGTGAACGCAACGAAATAATCCACGCCGTTCAGCGCGGCATAGAACATTGTCGAGATATTTTCGGTAATCGTCGCAAGCGCAGTTGCCGCCGGAGCCGGGACCGTCATCAAATTGTTCGGCGCAATCGGTTGCAGATTTTCCAGCCACGCCAATTCTTTTTCCGAGAGCGCCTGCCGCACGCTCTGCGTGTTCATCTTCTCGAAATTCTCGAAAACGATGAACTTCTGCTGACTGCGCTGCTCGCCGCCCGGCTGGCCTAGTCCCTGTCCCGGCATGGGCTACCTCATAACGCGGCGTTGGTACGTCTTGTGATAGACATTAGGAATCCTAACCCCGCCAGCGCCGATAATGATCTTAGGCACCCGCGCCGAGTACAGTTTCAGATAAAATTCGGACTGATTGAAGTTCTGCAACTTGTTCAAGCAGTAATGCGCCGCATAATATTCAACCGCGTCCGTGTAGGGCGGTAAAATCTGTGTCTCATAATCGGCCAACTGCACCAATGGAGCAGGCGTCACCAGCACATCCCATTCAGTCTGATAACCTTGATCGGGCGGTGGCTGAATCAGCACTTTGCCGGTCTGCTCATGAATGGTCCAGATGATCGGCCGCTGCGTGAAAAACAGTTGCGAGCGCATGTACGCCTGGAACAGCGTAAAACCCCGGAATTTCAGCATGTACCGCTGATTGCCCCAGATGTTTGAAATCGAAATGACGTTGAACACGTTATTGAACATCACGGCTGTTGCGGTCGCGCCAGTGCCGCCGCCCGTATCGGCAATCGTCACAGTCGGCAGGTTGGAAATCGTCGCGGTGCCTGGAATCGCGGGCAAGTAACCCTGTCCCCATGCCGTCATATTGATTGCGGTAATGACGCCGTTGCTGATAACCGGCGTGCCGGTCGCCAGAACGCTACCAGTCGGACCAGCAGAAAACGTTACCGTTGCCGCTGACGTGTAATTCGCACCGCCCGCCGTCACCGCCGCGCCAACAACCACCCCGCCATTGGAATTACCGGGCTGGCCGTTGAGCGAATAGACTTCCTGATTGGCAATGATGCCGACCGGGCTGTAACTGCCCGGATTAGCAACAGCATTAGGCGGGGTGAGGTAAATCGCACGGCAGCAATGAAAGTCAAGCGACGTAACAACGCGCGCGTTGTTGATCGCGTTTATCAGTTCGGCTTGGCTGAAATCCGCGTTGGTCTGGTCATGCAGCAGAAATTGAAGCTGCGTGATGTAATCGGATAGCTGCATTCATCACGCCGTTTCCTGCTCGTCGGACTGCACCGCAACGCCTCGTTTCGGACGAGGACGCGGCTGATTGGCCGGCAAGTCGTCGTCCATCGTCATGGCCGGATCGGCAGGAACCGGCTTGCGAGGGTCAGGATCGGCCACCGGGACCAGCTTGTAGGCCACCGGCTCGATCTTGAGCTTGGCAAAATACTCCTGAGCCAACGTCTTGTGCGTGTCGGGATTCTGCTTGACATATTCTGGCGTGTTCCAGCCCTGCCGCTTGGCGATGTGGCGGAACATCGTGTTCGGCTCGACCGCCGGATGGTAGCCGAAGAAATGCGCCGCCATGTCGAGCGGCAGATTTTCCGACTTTCCGGGCTGGATCGTCACCGGCACGCCGTCGTGCCGATCCGTAAACGGAAACGGCAGCCCGTTGGTGATACGGACGTAATGAATCCGCTGCTGTTCCAACTCGACCGGGTTCATTATTGGACGCGCCCGATCATGATCGACACGTCATTGGCAGGCGTCGTGTTGCCGACAGTGACGGTCGCCGTGGCGGCGCCAACGCCAGTCACGGTCAGAGCCGGCGAGCCAGTATATCCGGAACCAGCAACGATGAGTTTAACCGCCGTGAGGGTGCCGGAGCCGGTCAGAGCCACAGAGGTCAACTGAGCGCCAGCCGACGATGTGTTCTGATTGCCGGGCGCCGCGTTGGACGGATAGACCAAGCCGGGCGGTGGAATCGAGCCGGCCGCCACACCCACTTCCGGGCCGCCCTGATACTGATTGGGCTGCGGAAGAATCCAGAAATTCGGCGACGCCGCATAGCCCGCGCCAACGTCAACCATCGTCACCGCGCCAATGCCGCCCGTCGTGAGCGTGCAAATGGCGGTGGCCTGCGTACCGCCGGGCGGGGGCGGATCAATCACGATCAGCGGCGGCACAAGGAAGCCGGAACCAGCCTGCGTGATCGTCGGGGCGGCAACTGAGCCGCCGACAATTGGAACCACCGTGATCGGAACAACCGCACCGGAGCCAGTCGCAACCGCTATGGCCGCGCCCGTCGCCACAGTGCCGATGCCGTTGGTGCCGCCGGAGCCTGCACCGGTAACGGCAGTCGCCGACGCCGCGCCGCTCAGATTGTGAAGCCGGAAGTTGACACCATCCACGCTGATAAACCCGCCCGTGGACGAATTGAACAGCGTCCGCCAGCCCTGCGCTTGCGGATCGAAAAATTCCAGCACCGTCACAGTGCCGGTATTGAAGATGTACTCGCCAGCAGGCGGATAAAACACGCCGCCAGTGCCGAGTTCGATCTTTGATCCGCCTTCCTGAACCTGCGGAAGTGGAAGAGGAAATGCGCCGCCAATACGAGCCATGATCGGACCTCAAATGTTCAAATAGGCCAAGCCGGAGAACTTGCCGTGCGCCTTGCACTTCACGTCCACAAGCTCAAGCAGCGACAGGATGGCCCCGACATAGCCCAACTGGTTGTTGGGCAGCGTCGATTCAAAGCCGGTGAAAGAGAACGCCGCGCGCTCATGCAGATAGAGCGAGAGGTAATTCGTGTTGATGAGGTACAGCACGCCTTCCGGGCAGTACGGATCGGCGTAGAACGGCACGCCGGCCACATCGAGCGCTCGGAACAGCGATTGTGCCTTCTCGTCAGCGCCGAACGCATTGCCGGGCGTGATGTTGTAGCGTTCCTGCGACGTGAAATCCTGCGCCAGCAAGGTCCATGTGCCAAAGCCCATGATGCCGATCGACGGCATTTCGCCGGTCGTTTTCGACACTTGCGAGATATATTGCAACATCAGGTTGCGCGTCGGCGTGACGTTGCCGTTGCCTGCGACATAGGTCGATTTCCAGAACGTATTCGTAGTGCGCGAAATGCCACCATACGTCACCGCATAGGTGCCGTCATCGATTGCGGCGGGAAGCCCGATCAGTTGCTGCGAGTTGGCGACATTGTTGTAGAGCGCGGTCGAAAACGTATCGATGGTGACATTCGTTGAATCGTTCATGCGCGCTTCGATCAGCGGCACGACCGAATAATCCAACTGCACCAGACCTTCAAAGCCAAGAAACGGAATGGTCGAGACAAAGGCTTTCAGGTTGAACTCGGCATCCTGAATGCCTGGCTGCACGCCGGGCTGTTCAAAACTGCCCGAATAATCGACCCATTGCCCGGACACCATCGGCGTGCCCTGCACCGGCGCGGTGATTGGCGACAACCCGCCGGTCGCTACCTGTGCGGATGCCAGAAGGGCCGCCATGAGAGGCGCCGATTTCCAGATTTGCACGTAAACTTTTGGCATGAAGGCGCGGCGAACGACAGCACTCAATTCGTTCGCTATAGCGCCGCTTGCCGGCACGATTCCTGAGCCAAACTGCGGAATTTTAGCCTCCTATCAATACCTTAGCGGCTTTTCCGCTAGGCACGCTTCCGTTGAAACTCGCCGATAACGTCGAACGCCATGTCGCGCGAAGTCCGCGCCAGTCCAGCCGGTGTCAAATCCTTGCCGAACCGCTCCATTTCAGGAAATTCCCAAGTCGCGGACGGCTTTGTGATTTGGCTCGGCTTGGTGTTTTCGGGGGGCAGAGTGGCGGCATACAGAATCGCGCCATCGTCGTAATCGGTAATGCCCTTTTTCTGCATCAGGGCTTCGATTTTCGTCACGTCATCTTCGTTGTACTTGCGGCCACCCTCGCCGTTCAGCAGTCCCGCGCGCTGTGCGTTCATGCGATCAAGCACTTGCTGCTGCTGCT